GAGAGATTTGCTTTAGCTACACCTGCTGCTCTTTTTAGATTACCCTCATAGTTCTTACCCCATTCTTCACGAAGTAATTGTTGAGACTGAGCTTGAGATGTTTCTAAATCTACTTGTTGTTGTTTAGCAGAAGCCTCTACAGTGTTATTATAATAATCTAATACACCTTGAGCTTGTTCAGTTGTTAAACCAAGTTTATGTGCATTTTCTGCAAATGTTTTTATTTGACCTTCATCGACAGGTGCTACTTCAGATTTAAAAGATAAATTATATTTATCTGGTGTTTCTGGTCTTCCAACTTTATTATAAAACTCATTCCACTGATCTTCAGTAAAATTTTTATTTGGAATAGCAACCTTATCAGTTCCAATCATTCTAGTTGCGTTGATATAACTTTTAGCTAACGCATCTATCTCGGTAAACTTTGCAATGTTTGGATCGTCTCTATACTCTGGTGAAATAGTTTCTTTCCATGACTTTGCTGTTTGAACTGTGCTGTCTGTTGTTGATGAAACTAAACCCTCTGTTTTTGGAGCAGGGGTCTGTGTTGTCTCTGTAGGCGTTTCTGTTTTTGGTGTCTCTACAGGCGGAGTATTATTCTCCGGTATCTGTTCACTTGACATTTATGTTCTCCTTTCGAAGCATTGATTTAATAAATAGAAGAACGCTTCGTTGTCCTTCTAAATATGCACTTTCATGACTATCACCTTTTACATTGGTGGTAGAATGATAATGACATCTTTTTTCAAGATCATCTAATATAGCTTTGCCTTCATCTGTGTTAAATGCAAATTTATATTTTTCTTTTAGCTCTTGAATATTTTTTTCTAGTTGTTTTTCAGCAATCATATTATTCTGCTAGTTGTTCACCTACTCCATCTGCAATCGCTTGAGCATCTTCTGGTAATGCTTTTGCTAATGGTGCTATTTGACCTCCTGCTTTTGCGAGTGATTGAACATCTTGCATTTGTTTCATTTGCTCCTCTTGTTCTTGTTTAGCTTCTCTTTCTGCATTAATTTGAGAAGTTGTTTTTAAAACTTTTTGTGGAACACCCACTATATCCATTAAGTGTTTTACTAATTTATCAAAATCTACATAATCAAATACAGGTGCAACATTTGCAAGTGATCCCATGATTTCTATACCTCTCATGATTGATTGTAGCTCTGTAGATTTTTGAGCTTTGGCTAAAGGTGAAACATATTCTATTTCAACATCTTTACCTGAAAGAAAATCTGGTGCTGGTGCAAACATATTTTTTCTAAACAATATAGCAAATGATCTATCAATCAAAGGTTTTAATAATTCAGATTGTAATCTTCCTAATACTGGTCCAAGTAGCCTCATCTTTTCTTCGTTTCTTTGCACAACCTCTGTAGCTGTCATTTGTGGACCTTGTTGAAGCATAAGTTGATTTACATAAAAAGTATTTCTTATTGCATCTCTTCTTTGATTTTCCATATTCAAACCAAGAGGATTATTTGCTCCTATATTTAAAGGTTCAATTCTATCTCTTGTTCCTGATCTATAAAAATTTAAACCACCCGGAACAGTTCTTACTGGTAAAATAAAACCATCATCAGGGACTAGCAAAGGTGGATCAACTTGTTTCTGTGCAGCTTTGATTGTAGTCTTTGCCATCTCGTTTAACATTTTAACATCAGGTAAAGCAGTCATTGCAGGTGAACGACCATAAATTTCATGTGATGCTTTTAAATATCTTGGTACAACAAATGGAAATTCTCTAAATCCAGATACTGATAATTCATCTAATGTACCTTCCTCAAAGTACACACTTTCGAAAGGCATATTTTGTTTGTCTTGTTTTTCAGGATTGAAATCGTTTCTTGGATATACTGCATGAATAATAGTAACTTCATCGTAACCTGATCTTTGATTTACTTTTGAGATTGCAGTTGACACATCACCAAACTGTCTGATTGCAGCTCTTGCAGATATTTTAAATTTTCTAAAAATTGTATCTATTTTACCTTTTTCATTTTCTGCAATAAATATTTCATTAATATGTCTTGTAGAAAATTTTAATACATCATCATCATCTTCTTCAACAAACATTGCTGCCGTACCAAATGTAATTAAATCATGATACAATTCAAATATTTCTTGTTGAAAATTTGAACTGTTAAAAACAGAATACATAACATTAGTTGCTCCTTCTAACCAAAGTTTTGCATCATCGTCTTCACTTAGTCCATCATCTTTGTATTTAAGTGAAAACCAAGGTGTAGAAGGGTTAGTCAACATTCCATGTAGTGATGCTGATAAAA